CTCTTACAAATCTCGATTGATTTGGATAAGAACCAGTTAACTGTAAGTATTTAACACCATTGTCAGTTTGAACAGTTTGTCTTTGGTCACCAACCAATTTACTAATATAATTAGTTGAATTAGGGTCTAAAGAACAATTGTTAAATGTTTCTAATGTTTGTTTTCTTTTTTGATTATCATTACCAGCTCTAATTAAGAGAGTGAATGTTCCTCTACTAGTATTAACATTTGAAACTTCATATCTAATGTTGTGTTTTGAACCACTTCTAAGTATGTTGTTTGTATTACCAGTTGTTTCTGCATTGTTCATTATTGAACCATGTGATAATGTTTCTAATACAAATGAATTTGCTGAATCACCATCTGTTCCACCCTCAACAGCTTTTGTAAGGTCACCATCAAATGTAAATCCAACAGATGATGAAGCTGCTGATAGGTTAGCACCAGTACCAGCTGAACTACCTGAGATTGTTATAACTCCAGCTGCACTTGAAGCTGAAATATTCAATCCATGTGTTACAACATTATTATTAATTGCATCTCTTAAATTACCAGCAGATGTAGCTAAAGCTCCTGACGTTACAAATATTTGTGTCGTTGTGTTGGTAAAATTTGAATTATCGGTTACAAATGTAAAATCAACACCACCAATAGTTACTTCTTCATTTAATAAGTCTGTACCATCGGTAATAGTTAAAGTACCACTTGCAAATGTACCAGCTGTAGCTGTGAGTCCATCTGCTACTACACTAGCACTAGCTGCTGAAACACCAGTTCCACCATCTGCAAGTATTCTAACTACGGTTAATGTATCTGAATTTTTCAAATACTCTTCAGCTGCATGTGATGTTAAGAATTGGTATGAATCAGAACCTGATTTAAACACGTCTCCAAATTTCGCTTGGAAATCAGAAAATGATGTTACAACGGTTGGGATTCCTGCAGGACCTTTGAGTGTTGGTCCGATGATTGCAGCTCCAATATCAGCCACAGCAGCCGGTAAAAACGTCTGGTCTATTTCATTCGTAAATACACCAGGTGAAATTATTTTTTCGGCCATTGAATTTCTCCTAAGTTAACTATTGCGCATGAGTATTATTCATATATAAATATATGACTAAACTCCCAAACAAAGATTTTTTTTCTATTATTCAGATTTATTTTCAGTTGGTGTGAACACACCTGTTTCGGGATTTAAAGTTCCTTGACCATATTTATTTGTAATCCCATCAAGGAATTTTTTCTCTTCATCTTGAATTGATTTTAAAGAATTTTCTAAATCAATTTCTTGTTCATCCAACCTAATTTGTGCTAATTTTAATTGTCCGAATTGATTTTGAACATTTGCATAACTAGCTTGTATGTTTTGAACTTCTTTAAGTTCTTCTTCTGTGAATTTTACTTCTTCTGACATTATAACCTCCATTTGTTAATTAACTATATATAAATATATATAAATTTGGAAAACGAGTAAATTATTTTTCTACTTGTTCGTTTGTAGCGTCACCCTCCATATTAAAGGTAACTTTTGATGTGGTTGTGAATTTTTTCATATTTGATATTTTGTTTGTAATTACTGAATTTAAATATTCTGGTAATAAATATGCTTTTGTTGTAACACTAAATGTTGATTTAATAAATCTCTCACCATCTTGATTCATTTCTGAAGCATCTGATACACTATCAATTGTACACATAAATTTATTATTTGTTCCATCACCCCAATAAGTATGTGATTGGTCTACAAAAGATTCCACTAATGGATTCATTTGTTCAATGAAATTAGTCCATAGAACAAATTCATAAGTTATGTCTGCATAGTTTGGCATTCCAGTAGTGATTACATCATAAACTGGTTGAACTCCTTCTTGAACTGAAAATCTATCATATTGATTGTCTTTACTCCATTTATTTGTTCTAACCACATCAATATAATTTCTTCCAACATCGTGTGGGAATGATTGTCCTGATAAATCATTTCTTGAAACCTCTGTTCTTCGTAACATAATTAATGGTAAGATTAATGAATTGTTTTTATCCCTTAATACTCCTCTTTTTCTAACTGCTTTCCATCTTTCTTCATTACCATAATAAACAGGTATTTTAAAAGTTTCATTGGCTTCTCTAACTCTTGGTTTCATCACATTCTTAACGTGATTCAAAACTGCAGTATCAACATCTTTTAAAGTAATGGAATAATTATCAGCAAAGTTATTACCTGGTATGATGGTGGTTTCCCTATTACCACGAATTGTAGTTCCTTTAGTGGATACCTCATTAGCTCTGTTGACTAATTCTCTATTCACCACACCTTTGTTTGTAATCTTATTTACTGCCATTTCTTCTTCTCAGTTTTTTCAATTTATCCAATTTATTACTCACTTTACCTTTAACTTCTTCTGATTTAATACTACTCATATCAGCTTTACCAATTGCAATCTCTTTTTTAATATCAACCTCAATGGCTTTCACACCTGTTTGACTATTGGAATCAAAGTTATCTAATTTATTCATTAACTTACCCATCATTTGTTCCATTTGTAAATTACCATTTGGTTCAGGTATGTATGAATGTTTTCTTTCACCATACACATCTTCATCATCCCTAACATTACCACTCACTTCAACCTTTGGTTTAGGTGTTTCCTTATAGTTAGGATTGGAAGTATCAAACTTCGTAATTTTCTTACCTATGATTTGTTGAACTGCCATTGTTTATCCTTAAACACTTATATTTGTTGTATCAATAAAGTAATTTTGTAATTTTAAAACCTCATTATCAGTTAAAGCTCTATCATAAATAGCTAATTCATACATATGACCTTTAAATCCTGTAAATGTGTTGTCATCACCTAATCTCTGGATTTTATGAACTATGTTTTCATCATAATTATTATTTGTTCCCATTGATGTTGTGTTTAAATACCATTCAACTTGTCCATACCCATCACCACTATTGAATGGTTTTTTTCTACAAGTTAATAAAAGTTTAGTACCTTCATTAACAACACCAGCGTCTTTAATTATTTGAGTACTCACATTATTTGTTCCATCATTAGCTTTTACTTGTAAAAATGCTCTATTGTCAGCTGCAAATTGAACTGTGATTTGGTCGTTATCTTCCAAATCTATTAAAAGATGATGAAAATGAACACCACTATCAGCTGTCATATCCACTACAAAGAAAGTTGTAAATTCACTAGCGTTAATATCATTAGTGAATATATAATTGTCATTCGTAGCTGCCTCATCTCTTCTTTTAAATAAAAGGCTATTTTCTGAAGCATTGTATTCAGGTAAATTTGTACTAGCAGATTGTATTAAATTATTGTCATTTCCACTTAAATCATTCCAAGTTGCAACTTCATCACCATCAGATTGAGTAGATGAAAATCCAGCATGATATGTTGAATAATAACCTTGTAAATTTCCAATTTTTAATGGTTCTAATCTTAAATCAGGTGCATCACCTCTACCAGTACTAAAATGTCTATATTCATTTAAATTAGCTTTATTAGAAATTCTTGACTCATCAGCTATTTCTTGACTTTCATTAAATATAGCTAATTTATTATTGTTTATATCTAATAATTTTAATTTTCTTCCCTCATCAAATATATTTTTAGCCATAGTTTCATCTAATTGAAACAAGTAATTACTTTCTGGTATTTCCAACCATTCATCCCAAGTTAATTTTTTATCACCTTGTTTTTCTCTTGAAATTTCTGTTAATGTTCCAATTAATTTATAAGTGCTTAAATTATTTGTTTCTTTTATGTATTCCATAAAATTATCTTTTTTATCAGAAACTATATTTTGAAAACCCTCTGCTTTTTCTAACTTTCTTTCCAATATAGAATTTTCATATGAAAGACTTGAAAGATGTTTTACTTCTCTTGATAATGAACGAATTTCACCATTTAAATTTTTTATTTCTTCTTTTTTATTTCTTAATTCTTCTCTTACATTTTCATTAACTTTAATATCTTTTTTCAAAACACTAATTAAATCTTTAGATTCTTTTAATTTATTTAAAGACTCTTTTAATTTAGTTC